CTTCTAAAGCATAGCCTCCGAAAAGCTCATTGTCTTTTACAATCTTTTTTGTAAGTTCAAAAAGTGAATCATTACCCGGGCGATTAATAAAGTTTTCTAGTTTTACTTTGTCTTCTAAAGTCTTTACTGTTTCATCAACTTTCCAACCTCTACCGCTTATGTAGTTAGTCTTGCCGTTAATTATAGAGTTATGCTTTCCTGAGGTATTGTATAACTCTACTAAATAATTAGGGTAAAGGTTTTTCCATGGCGATTCTGTACCATATACGATATAGTCTTTACCTCGCTCCTCTTTAAATACAGGAGGTTTGTTTGCCTCAAAATTAAAGATTAATATATTCTCTTTGTTCATCATGTTACTTGATGCGTTTTGTAAGTTATGTCTATGTCGTGCTGATTATAGGTAGTACTAGCACGTTCCAAATCCATTAGTCCACTTTCTACTAGTCCAGTCGCTAAGGTAGGGTCTAAGTTAGTTGTTGATGTTTGCTCGTAAACAAAATACTCGTATTGTCCTCCTGCTCCGAGTATAAGCTCTCCGACTAGTGGCGAGTCTGTACCCTCTGTAAATACAAACTCATTGTATCTGTCTTTATATAAGCTAGTGTCTGCCATAATACAATAGTAACTGACTTTCTCTGTTACATTTCTAAATTGAAATAGGTAAATAGGCGAAGATAGTGTACTCTTTTCCTTTAGTGTTAAAGTTAGATTGCTTGTTGTATTTTCGTTGATTAAAATAGGCATTATTCAGAATCTGCTTTTTCTTTCTTTTCCTTCTTTTTCTTTTCCACTTTGAAAACATCTAAGCCTAATTTTTTATACTTAGCAAACTGCTTTTCGTCATTTACTATGGTAACGTGTCCGACTACTTTATGATAGACAGAACCGCCTCTTTTATATTCATCTTTTAACTCCATACTTATCTATTGTAAAAAAAATTAATAGTTGTATAAAAAAACTATAAAATAAAAAAAGGTAGCTAAATTAATAACTACCTCTCCTTAATTAGTTGTTTAAAACTATGCAATAGTTAAACCTGCGATTACTGTAGAATCTACTTCTAGCATTCGCTTAGCCTCTTTAGAGCTTATTGAATAGGTATAGCCATTCAAATCTCCCATAGCCATCCCTGTAACTGCTGTACCGCTTAATTTATCGGCTGCATGATATGCTCCAACGGTAAAGTATTTTTCGTTCATCGTTTTGACTATAACGAATAATTGAGCTTGGTCTAAAAGTGTTAACTCCTCGCTTTCTGATGCTGATAAGTTTTTAGTGTTAAATTCTAATACTGAATCATAAAAGTTAGTACCATTCTCTAAACTTCCTGTGTGAGTTTCGATTAAAGAACCGTTCTCTTTCTCTAAATTGTATTTATAGAAACTAGTTGCTCCTGCTTGAGTCATTGCTGTAATTACTCCCGCTGCTACTGTGTCTATTGTTATGTTTCCAAAGTTAGCAATCAATACCTCTGAAATTCCACCTGTGGAGTTCCTGCAGTCTATTGCCCTTCCTTGTGTTAATGCACATGCCATAATTTATATTTTTTTAATGTTTATAAAAAAAGGGGTTAGGCAATTACCCACCCCTCTTTAATTAATTCTTAAAGTACTCTTAAGGTACTAATGTAAATTCTACTACTTCGTCAATGAATCTTACTTGTACTCCTCTTTTGAAAGTAACATCGAAGAAGATGTTTTTCTCAGTAACTGGGTCTAAACGAACTTTCATTGCGTCCTCGTCAGCGTCTCCGTCCATTCCGATAACGATGTTAGCGTTTCTAGTCAAAATCATTCTTTCACTTCCTGCTGCTCCTGGAAGCCCTACTGTAGGTCTTAACGCTACGTTAGTACCGTAAAGTCTTTCTTGCTCGCCATCTCCAGAATAATGAAATAAGTTAGCATTCTTTAGTGCTACTACATATTTTTTGTAAACTGAAATAGGTACAAATAAAGATAAATCGTCTGCGTTAGAGATGTTCTCAGGGATTGCCGACCACATGGAATCAAGTATAGTGAGTACATTGGCAGTTGATATAGTATTTGCTACAGTAACTCCTCCTGTGTTTCCATCAACTGCTGCACCTGCGTCAACAATTTTCAAAAGACCATCGTAATAAGATAGGTTGTTTGTTGCACTTGTAGTGTCTCCTTGAAAGTCTGAGATAGTAAGTTGATTCTGCATAGCGTTCATCTTCTTCTCCATGTAAACAGCTTCAATTTCTGAAGGCATTTCTTCTTCTCCTGCTGCTCCTTTCTTTACTAGAACTTGCGCCCAGTAACCGTTTAAATCTTTAATACAAAGGTTTTCTGAAACTGAAATAGCTCCTACTGTTAAAGTTCTCTGCGTCAGTGCAGTAGACCCGCTTGCTGTTCTTGTACACGCGTCTGAGCTAAACACTACGTCTGTAGATAAAAACTGTAAGTGTGAGCTTCCTTTTATTCCTGTTTGAATGTCAGCCACCTCTGCCAATCCTCCTGATGCTTGCATCTGTGCAATCAATGGAAAGTCTTGGTCTTCGATATATGCTGCTAATGTTCCTAAGCTAAATGCCATAATTCTAAATTTTAATTGTTTTTTTTATTTTGTAAAAATTGATTTCTTTTTAGGAGAAATTACTCCGCTTCTTTTTTTCTTAATTGGTGCTACACTAGACTCTTTTGCTAGTTCCTCAACTGCTGAAAACATAGCTTTTTCCTTTGTGTCGCTTTCTTCTTTGTATTTAGCAAATTCTGCTTTAACTGTTTCTAGCTCTTCTGAAAGTTTTGCGAATTGCTCGTTAAATACAGTTTCTGTAGATTCAATAATCTTACGAATCTTTGCCTCTGTTACTGTTTCAACTACAGGCTCAGGAGTTGCTTCTGTTTCCATTGCTTCCTCTTCCTCTGCTTCTACTTCTTTAATGTCAGTAATAGCGCCCTCTGCTACTGTTACTACTGTACCATCTGCTAGTGGGTATTCTCCGTTTGGCATTGGAGCTACTTCTCCTTCTACCTCTACAGTAACTACTGCACCAACTTCTAAAGCAGGCTCGATATTTACCATTGTTCCATCTGCTAACTCAGCAGCCATTAGTTTAACTTCGGTTACTTCTGGAGTTGCCTCTACAGCCACTTCTTTTGTATCTTCACCGAAAATTAAGCTCTTTACTTTGTCTAAAGTTTCTTTACTCATATTATCTATTGTTTGTTTATTTATTACTTGTACATTCTCTTGTACACTTTTTTCAAATGCTTGTATAGCTTGTCTAATTTTATTAATCAAATCTTCATCCATTGTAACAGGTTCTAACTGCTTAAACATACCCTCAACACTAAAGCCCGAGAACTCCCCTGCCTTTATAGAATTCCATATTTCATCGTTATCAACTTTAGCACTTCCCCACAGCGAACCGTTAGGTACTTTCTCAAATTCTTTTGGAGCTACCTTTCCTCTTTCATTATCTATGATAAGGTTGTCTAACATATAAACCCCTTCTGCAATTTGTCTAGGGTCGTGCATTAAATTAAAGTTATTGTTTAAACCTAACCTACTTTGCTTTTCTCTTATTTGCTCAATAGTCTTAGCTGAAAACTTAACAAAGAATTTCTCGCCATTCTCTCCGATTCTTGGTATAAGCAAGTCGGCTACCATAAAGTAGCCCTCTATGATTCTTTTCTCTTCGTCTTTTACGTTAAACTTATACTCCGACTGTTTACTAAATGCCATCCAATTAGACTCTATTGCAGGTTGGTCTACTAGAGCGATAGCTGTTACTCCGCTTTCATCGTCTGTGTCTATTACTAATTCAAATACTTCTATTTTTTCCATTGTATTATATTTTAAAAAGTTGCGCTTTCTTCTATTACGCTTACATTGTTTTGTGTGTTGGTTATGTCTGTTTCAGTTACGAATACTTGTTGGTTGCCTAGTATTGTGCTAGTGTTACTAACTGGAGTTATAGCTGCTCCTCCTCCTGCGTCAGGCCCTGTAGGTGTAACATCTGTTCCCGATGGCGCTGTAGGTATTTGAGCAGTTCCTGCAAATTTCTGTTTACTTATTGCAGCTATCTGTAAAGCTCCTGCTGCTCCTGCTGCTCCTGCTAAAACAAAGTTCAAAGGTGGTGGCGCACTTGCTAAGGCTTGCAGTATTGCTTGAGATGTATTAATTGCAGCCATAGCTATATCCATTTTTTTCTTTCTTTCAAAATGGACTTTTAAAATAGAATCTCTCCTTTTAGCAAATGCAAACTCTTCCGCTTCTGTTAATTTTCTTTTAGCTGTTTCGTTACTATATTCTGCGTCTATAGATGCTAGAGCGTTATCTCTTACAGCATCGTTTACCGACATTATAGATTCGGCTGTTTGTTGTGCTAGCGCTAAACCTTTTTCGGCTGCTTCTATTTTAGATTGCTTTACCTTTTCTATTCTTGCAAGTTCTATATCTTCTAAGGCTTTTTCTCTAGCCATTAAAAGTTCTATTTCTAGCTCCATTGTTAAAAGCCCTTGTTCCTCTAAAGTTGCTAAGTTATTTTGAAAGTCCTCCTCTACTATTAGTCTTTGTCTTTCTGTTTCTTCTTTCTCATTTCCTACCTTAGCCTCGAATAATAGTTTTTGGTATTCATCTCTTTTAGCTTGGGCTTCTCTCTCTGCTGCAAATCTTTTTTCGTCCTCCTCTTTCTCTAAGTCCGCTAGTGCTTTGTGTTTCTTTTGAGCTATAAGCATTTCAGCATCAAAAGTTAACTGTCCTTTGTTTTCTAGTGCTTCAAGTTCTAACTGGCTATTGTATTCTATTTCTGCTCTTGCCCTTTCC